AAAATCTAATTCAAGAGACATCAAGAATAAAATCAAAGCTAGAAATCTTATGATTGTAAAGCTGTTCAAATCTCGTGAGAGTACGAAGATGAGAATACATGAGATAGCTGCAGCTGCAGACGTATCACGTAAACATATATATACAATTGTAAAACAAGTAGAGGAAGGAAGATATGAGCCAGGAAACTAGGAAAAAATTAATTAAAAACTTTCCAGCAGATATAGTAAAGCCTGCACCAAAAGGAAAGTTTGGCAAGTACGTACCACACCATTTATATACACAACGTTTAGTTGATGTGATACCTGGAGGTTATGATTTTTCTTATGACATCATAAGGGATAAAGATAACGCAATTGTTGGTGCCAAATGCACACTGTATTTAAAAGATGCGGACCAAACTATTGTTGAAGTTGGTGACGTTAATATACATGAAATTGCAAGGAACATAACTGAATCAGAAATCCTAAAGCTAGCAGTATCAGATGGTATAAAGAGATGCTGCATGAGAATAGGTTTAGGACTAGAGTTATGGACGGGAGAAACAACGGAAGAAGAACATTATTCGGAGGGCAGTTCTACCCCTGTAAAAAAGTTACAGGAACCAAAGACTGGGACATCCCCTTCTAGTCCGAGAATCTCTGAACTACAATTAAAAGAAATGGTCTATGTCAGTTGCAAAGAAGATAAGAGCTTTGCCATGAGATGTTATCAAGATTGTTTTAACAGGACTGTAATTAAAACAAATAAAGATTCTATTGAATCATGGGATGATGCTGACATAAGAATATTTTTAGATTTTGTTGATGAATATGTTGACAAAAATAAAGATACGTTTGAAGAGAGAAAAAACAATGAGCCTATTGTAAATAAAATCATTGAGAATCTTGATGACGTACAAGAAATAAAGGAGGAAGAAGTGGGAGAACGACCAGCACCAGGTGCTTGGGAACAAGAACCACCTAGCGATGCACAGTTAAAACCTTTTAATGAGGTATTAAACAGGGCAGCCGATGATGATGTTGAGCTTTACGAAAAAGCAAAGAAGGCATTGAATGACGGAACAATTACTAAAGGTAATATTTTTGATTGGATAAACAGGAATGATTCACCTTGGAAATTACAAGACGGTAATCAGTAATGATGCAGGGTATGTTATTCACAGAGGCTAAGGAACCAAAGGAAGGTACCGATAACCATAGAGTATTAGAAAAATTAAGAGAACGTAGATTTGATTATGTTTGTGGCACACATTTTCTACAGTTGTTTATAAAAGATTATGCACAAAGAATACATGACCTAAAAAACATGGGCCATCGTATTGAATCTGCATACTGTAAGGAACATCCGTTCTGGAATCATGGACACAAAGGTAATGTAGCTATGTATTCTCTTAAAGAATTTAAGGAGGCACCGTTCTAATGAGTGATTTGTCAGTCAAAGATGCAGATGTTGTAACACTTTTAGCAGAACTAGAAGTTAGAGGTTTGTTTCAATCTGTAATAATTACACATAATGCTGGTCCGAACAAAGGCAAACAAGAATTAAAAGCTGTCTTGCCAATCAATCCAATGTTCTTAGAAAATAAAGAATCTAAAACAGAGGAAGAGTAACTAAAGAATCTTTAGATTATCCCATCCTTTTTTATTTACTGTAAAGGTAAGTACACCAGGATGGGACCAGTTACCAGTTCTCTCTGTAAAATCTATACTCTTATCTAAACTAGGACTTTGAAACCAAGTTCTATCTCCCTGTTGTTTAGCACGGAAGTGATGATAATGACCAGAGATAAGTATTGAAACATCTTTAGTATCTAGTTGTCCATACATTTGACCCTTCCACCAATTCTCAATCTTTGCCTCTGCATTCCCCGAACCAGCACTCATGTGGCCATGGAGCCAAGCACAACTTATAGATTTAATTTTCATTACTTGATGAAATCCATCTGGCACTATGACCTTTACTTTTTTATATCGTTCTGTATTAGCTTTCATAATCTCATCACATATCTGAATGTGCATTGTATCTGAATTATCTAGTCTGCTTGTAGATACCTGGCCTTTACTTGTGCGAGAAACTTCTCCATGATTTCCTGGACATCCAGCCAAAATTAATTTATCGGCATGTGGTAAAAATGTTTCTACTGTTTTCATCATCATGGACCTAGCAAGTGCGTATTGCTCAATCAATGACAAACTTATATTATGCGGTAATGATTCGTAATAGGTAGGACTGCAGCCTTCGGTAAGGTCACCTAATCCTATCATGTATATTTCATCTACCTGGACACCAGACTTGCGCAGCTCTTTGATTCTGTTTACACCATCTTGTAATGCCAGGTCATATCTTTTGATAGTGTTCTCAACACCGAAATCTTTTTTACCAAGCTGCCAATCAGCCATGAACCATAAGAATGCTGTATCTCCACCATGTGTTTTTAGTTTAAGAGGTGGCTTACGACTAGCTTGTTTGAACAATGCCTGGAAGTATTTATCTTGTCCAGGTTTTTTCTTTTTAACAACACCTTTAAAAGCATAAAATGTTTCAACAGTTCCGCCTTTCAATTGTGTATTCCAGGACGATGCCTTGACTGTATCTACAATTTCATAAAGCTCTGGGTCAAAACCCCAGCCACGAAGGATGTCATCAAACTTATTACGGTAGTTTGGGTCCGTTCCAACGTGTGTAATTTCTCCGAGGCCCGTAGCCTCATTTAGTTCTAGCCCTGGCTGCCATCCAGACTTGTAGAAATTATTACCCCACTCGTCTGGTATATTCTTTGACAATTTATTTTGATATTTGTTTCTTTGCGTACTCTTTGACTACGACTAATGCTGCTCCACCACCTGCAATTGCAGCTGCTTGTAAAGCATTTATGTCAACACCAATCAATGGACTAACAACTAAGGCACCAATTGCTGCCTCAATAAAAGTCCACAGGGTTTTTGTCAGCATATCTTTTAAGTCATCACTCATTTTATACTCCCATGAATCGGACCAAGGTGTCCACCATACATCCTTCTTGAATGTACCATCCTGGTTTCTTGCTCGTTTATTTCTATTAAACATTATGTTATATTCTTACCATCAAGTTTAGCATTTAATACTTTGATTTCACCGCTTATCTCTTGTAACTTTTCATACATATCATTTGATTCTTGTGGTTTTTCTTTTGGCTCTAGTTGTATATCCATGTATTCTATTGTTACTTTGTCACCATTTTGTAAAGCATTTCTTACTTTTGGGTACATTTTTTTATATGCGTCACCAGAACCACCAACAAAACCATCCTTACCTTTATCTAAGTCTTGTTGTGTTTCACCTACTAATAAACATCCTGCTGTATGTTCATCAGTGTTACCTTTGTGTATAAGAATCCACTCAAATCCTGGTACATCTTGAATCCACAGCATCCCTTTATGGAAGGTGCTACCGTAGGAAGATAGGTAACGTTTATTGAAACCTCCTTCAGCTCTTAGCACTACATTATATGAACCTAATGGTATTGCTGTTTCAGAGTGAATTTTCACTGCTTGAATTTGGTCCTCTAAAGTAAAGCATTCAAACATTCCATCTATGAATAACATTCCGTTTGTTGCATCTTTACCGAACTGTGTTCTTACTACTTGTAGTTTCATTTTACCTCCTACCTACTTGGATATTTACAATTGCAAATAGTTACATTTGTATATCCATTGTCTGCTTTAAAAGTACGACAATGATTATCTATCTCATCATCAATGTCATCAAGTATAACATCATCAAACCACATTATTTCCTAAAACCAATAGTTAATAACCATATACCTAATGTAATTAATGTTGCTAATCCTGTGACTTGCTGCGCACTACCAGTCAACGTTAGTGTAGCAATAACTAAACCTACTAAAGTCCAGCTAAGGTTAAGTGTTTCTTTGATAGCCTCTACTAACCAGGACCATAATTTATTTATCATATTTGTTTCCTAAACATAAACGCAGCCATACTAGCTATTCTAGTCAAGATTACAGGAACTACTACCTCTTGTGCTTTTTCTTTCTGGTCATTTGTCATATCATCTCCTATGTTTCCTATAGTTATTTCAGAAAAATCTACATCTACAAAAGTTTCTATTGGATTGTCTAAGAATGTTTCAAACTGTACCTCTGTAACAACGTCAGCTAATGTGTAGTTCTCTACATCTGCATTCTCTACAGCTCTCTCAACGTACTCTTCAACAGCTACTGCAACAACTTCATCCTCTTGTATTGCCTCTGCAATAATTTCAACATCTTCAGTCTGTACCTGTAATACTTCAGCGACAACTTCAACTTGTTCTTCAGTAAGTATTTCAATATCATTAATAGCCTCCTCAACAACAGCTTGTACAACTTCTTGTACCTCTTCTGTAGCTTGTTCTAAGTTCTGTACACCTATGTCGTTAACCTCTTCTAATACTTCTACAACTTCTTCTGGTGCGAGTTCTTGCACATATACTTCAATGGCCTCTGTAACTTCTTCATCTGTTAAATCTTCCTCTAACTCTATTACTACTATTTCTTCTATGACTTCTTCTAGTTCTGCTACTTCTTCTTTGACATCTTCTGGTATTGGCTCAACAAAAATCTCTTCATCTTGAAGTTCATCTTCTCTATCTTTGTCATCTCTAGGTATCTCTTTGTCCAGCTCATCTTCTATTGTTTCCTCATCTTCTATTTCTTCAAACTCTGTGTTCCAGTCGTCTATATCAATATCTAAATCTTTTATATCTTCTATAATTATAATCTCTACTTCTTCAAACTCTTCTAAAAATTCCTCTACTTCAATAATTGTATCAATAAAATCTTCAAGTTCTTCTTCATCTTCAAATATAAATATCTCAATCTCTTCTTCGTATTCAAGTTTCTTAACATCTCTTTCCATCTCACGTTCAAGCTCTTCAATCTCTTCATCTGTAAGTTCAACTTCCACATAATCAAGTACAATATCATCATCAAAAAACTCTTCTCCGATTTCTCCCATATCCTCTTCTTCAATAATTTCAATGTCATATTGTTCTAAATCTCCTCGTTCTATCTGTTCATCAGTTAGTTCTACACCATAAATTTCTAAGTTCTTTTGGCGTTCATTATCTCTTTCTACTGTACCATCATCTATCTCGTGTTGTTCATACTCTGCCTCTTCTCCACTATCTAATATAACAACAAATGTTTCTGGTTCTGGTGGAGGTGGCGGTATGTAAGGCTCTGGTTCAGGCTCTGGTTCAGGAGGTGGAGGTAATGTTGTAGTAGTTGTTGTTGGCTGTATGTACTTAAAAGATACATCATCTAGTAACGACCAATCATTTATTGTTATTGTAAAACTATCTATGAATGTATCTAAAGTATCGTAAATATTATAAACAACATCTTCAAACATAGTTTGTATGTTGCTGTTGCTTTGTCCTTCTAAAACATTTTCTTGTGTAGTTTCATCTGTATGTGTGTAAGTAACTGTGCCATCATTATTTAATGCACCGATTCTAAAACCTACTTCGTATATTTCAATGTCCAATACTTCTTCATCTATTGTTGTTGTATCGGGTAATGTAAACGTGTAGTCATTACTGTCACTACCATGTTGTTGATAATGTAAGTTCATGTGAAAATCTGTCATTCCACAACAAGACCAATTACCATTACTATGTTGGTCATCTATCTGTATGTTATTCTCTACTTCATTACCTTGACTATTTAAAGTATCTTCGGGAAGTTCTATATCTGTTGACTGTTCCCATTCTGGGATTGTAGTCGTAGTAGTAGTGGTAGTAGTGTTATCTTCTGGGACAGTTGTTGTTGTAGTTGTTTCTTCTGGTCCATCAAAAGTTTCTATCTCTTCTACTTCTCCAGGTATAGTAGTAGTTGTTGTTGTAGTTGTTGTAGTTGTATTATCTTCTTCATTAGCTAGCGCTGATAGCGGTAACATAACTAAAGATATTACTAACCACCCTTGCAGCAGCCGTGTCCGCAGCATTCCATATAACCCCCTACATTAATGCGTTGACTAACACCACTAATGCAGACCCTGCAACTAACCAACCGCTAAGTTCTTGTCTTGAAATTTTACTGTTTACTTTCTCGTGAAGTAAATCTATTCTTTCATTTGTTTTTTCTTGTGTATCTATGATTATGTTTAAAAGTTCTTTGTTTGTATATCCATTACCATTACTCATACAATCCAATCCCAATCTTCTTCTTTATAATTATCGGGTACTTTTGGTGTAGATATTCCATCTAACCAAACTAAAAATTTTTTAACAAAGTAACCGACAATAAAACCAACTAGATAATCCATAATACGATTGTATC